GCGGCGGCGGCGGTGGCGGTGGCGGTGGCGGTGGAACCGATACAGGAACCACCCCGACGACTCCCACGGGCCCAAAGACATGTCCTCCGGGGTACCGACTTTACACGTTTGCGGACGGAACTACCACTTGTATTCCTACTACAAGTGGTACAGGAATGGTTCGTCCAATCGTCGCTCCGTACTACCAACCCGTTGGTGGTATAGTCTCACAGGGGTATCCAAAGCTGGCTCCGTACTTGCCGCCGCCTCCGCCTCCGCCTCCGCCGCCTCCGCCTCCGCCTCCGCCCGCGCCGAAACCGCCTTCCCCACCCCCTAAGCCACCTAAAGACAGAGATAGATGAGTCTCGACACCCTCCCAGAAGCAGCCCTCAAAGAGCTGCTTCTGCTGACAGAAGCGAAACGGAAGCTGGACCTGCGCGAGAAGGCGCAGGACAGCTTCATGGCGTTTGCCCACCACGTCTACGAGAACTTCATCGAGGGCCGACATCATCGGATCATCGCCGAAAAGCTCGAGCGCGTCGCGCGTGGGGAGCTCAAGCGCCTGATCATCAACATGCCGCCTCGCCACTCGAAGTCGGAGTTCGCGTCATATCTGATGCCTGCGTGGTTCCTTGGCCGGAACCCGAAGCTCAAGATCATTCAGGCCACGCACAACACAGAGCTTGCCGTCCGCTTCGGCCGCAAGGTCCGAGACCTGATCGACAACCCTCAGTATGCAGAGATTTTCCCGAAGACGAACCTCAAGGAAGACTCAAAGTCCGCGGGCCGATGGCAGACAGACCAGCTTGGCGAATACTTCGCTGCGGGCGTGGGCGCGGCCGTGACGGGCCGCGGTGCCGATCTCTTCATCATCGACGACCCGCACTCTGAACAGGACGCCTTGTCCGAGACGGCGTTTGACCACGCCTACGAGTGGTACACCTCTGGCCCCCGCCAGCGTCTGCAGCCCGGCGGCGCGATCATCGTCGTTATGACCCGCTGGGGTAAGAAAGACCTGACGGGCCGCCTGCTTCAGGCTCAGGGTTCGGACATCATGTCGGACCAGTGGGAGGTCGTGGAGTTCCCGGCAATCATGCCGTCGGGCGATCCGCTCTGGCCGGAGTTCTGGGAAAAGAACGCGCTCCTGTCGATCAAGGCCTCGCTTCCGGCGGCCAAGTGGTCGGCTCAGTGGCAGCAACAGCCGACGACTTCCGACGCGGGCATCATCCGCAAGGACTGGTGGCGCATGTGGGAGAAGGAAGACATCCCTCGTCTGGACTACGTCCTTCAGGCCTACGATACGGCCTTCTCCAAGAAGGAGAGCGCCGACTACTCGGCGATCACGACGTGGGGAATCTTCAAACCGGAGATAGACGGCCCTGACCACATCATCCTGCTCGACGCGCAGCGGGGCCGATGGAGCTTTCCGGAGCTCAAACAGGTCGCCTTCGACGAGCATGAATACTGGCAGCCTGACATGGTTCTCGTCGAAGCGAAGGCCACGGGTCAGCCGCTTATTGACGAGTTGCGCCTGAAGAACATCCCTGCCCTTGGTTTTTCGCCGGGAGGTCGGGGCGGCGGGCGTGACAAGGTGAGCCGGATGCACATGGTTGCTCCGCTCTTCGAAGCGGGTATGGTATGGGCTCCAGAAGCCAAGAGTTTTGCGGACGACGTGATCGAAGAAGTGACTTCTTTTCCCAATGGCGATCATGACGACTTTTGTGATAGCATGACGCTGGCTCTAATGCGTTTCCGTCAGGGCGGATTTGTGGCACTTGAAGGCGAAGACGTAGGGGATGATCCTATCCCACGCAAACGGGAGTACTACTGATGGCTGTCGCACCTCGTATGGCAGGTTCATTGACCGATAGCGGCTTCATGCAGGGCGGCATGGACGAGGACGTCCCGCAGGTCGAGTTCTCGATGCCCGGTGCCGAGGACTTCTCGGGTGGGGCGATTGTCACGGAGACCGAGGACGGCGGCGCGATGGTGCAGGCTGTTGCGGATGCGCTCATGGCTATGGAGGCCGAGGTCCAAATCCCGCACGACGCCAACCTCGCCGAATACCTCGAGGATTCCTACCTTGGCGAGATCGCCTCTGACCTGACGGCCGCCTACGAAGACGATCTCCTGTCCCGCGAAGAATGGGAAGAGGCCTACACCAAGGGCCTCGACCTTCTCGGCGTCAAGACCATCGAGCGCACCGAGCCCTTCCAAGGCGCGTCGGGCGTGACCCACCCGCTCATCTCCGAGTCCGTCACCCAGTTTCAGGCGCAGGCCTACAAGGAGCTCCTTCCCGCAGGCGGCCCGGTCAAGACTGGCGTCATGGGCCTGCAGGACCCAGAGCGCGAGGCTCAGGCGGCCCGGGTCCGGGACTTCATGAACTACGAGATCACCGAGGTCATGGAAGAATATGACCCGGACATGGACCAGCTTCTGTTCTATCTGCCCCTCTCAGGTTCCTGCTTCAAGAAGGTTTACTGGGACGTGGGTCTGCAGCGCGCGGTGGCCAAGTTCATCCCGGCGCAGGACGTCGTTGTTCCGTACATGGCCACGGACCTCTACACGACGCCGCGCGTCACGCACCGCCTGCGGATGGATAAGAACGAAATCCGCAAGATGCAGGTCGCCGGGATGTACCGGGACATTGACCTGATTGCCAGCGACGAGCCCGTCGATCAGGTGCGCGAGAAGGTTGACGAGCTGCAGGGCACGTCCAAGACATACATGGACAAGACCTACACGCTGCTTGAGATGCACGTAAACCTCGACATCGAGGGCTTCGAGGACCTTGACCCAGAGGGCGAGCCCACAGGCATCGAGCTCCCGTACATCGTAACCATCGACAGGTCGTCTTCCAAAGTATTGTCGATCCGCCGCAACTTCGAAGAGGGGACGGAGCTTGCCAAGAAGCGCCAGTATTTCGTCCACTACAAGTTCATGCCGGGTCTGGGCTTCTACGGCTTCGGTCTGATCCACATGATCGGCGGCCTCGGCCGTGCTGCTACGTCGATCCTGCGTCAGTTGATTGACGCGGGCACCTTGGCGAACCTTCCGGGCGGCTTTAAGGCCAAGGGTATTAGGGTCCGCAACAGCGACGAGCCGATCCGCCCGGGCGAGTTCCGCGACATCGACGCCCCCGGTGGGGACCTCCGCAACTCGATCATGCCGCTGCCGTACAAGGAGCCGAGCGCAACGCTGGCCCAATTGCTTGGCAGCCTGATCGACGCTGGCCGTCGCTTCATCTCGCTGGCAGACGAAAAGACCGGAAACATGAACCAAGAGGCCCCGGTCGGGACCACCGTTGCTCTTCTCGAGCGCGGCATGAAGGTCATGTCGGCGATCCACAAGCGCCTCCATTACGCACAGAAGACCGAGTTCCGTATCCTTGCGCGCATTTTTGCAGACAACCTTCCGCAGGAGTACCCCTACGAGATTGCCGGGGCGGAGCGGACGGTGTTCGCGGCAGACTTCGACGACCGGGTCGATGTGATTCCGGTCAGCGACCCGAACATCTTCTCGATGGCGCAGCGCGTCACGCTGGCCCAGACCCAGCTTCAACTTGCTCAGTCGGCACCGCAGATGCACAATCTGCATGCCGCTTTCCGTCGCATGTATCAGGCCCTTGAGGTCCAGAACATTGAGGAAATCCTGCCTCCTCCTCCGGAGCCGCAGCCCACTGATCCAGTGACCGAGAACGCCCGTATCCTGATGGGCGAACTGGCGCAGGCTTTCCCCGATCAGCTGCACGACGTCCACATCCAGCTCCACGTGGCCTTCATGAAGACACCGCTGGTTTCCACGTCTCCGACGGCTATGGGCGTCTTCTACGCCCACGTGCTCGAACACATTGCGCTCAAGGCTCGGAACGACGTCCAGAACCAGATCATGCAGCTGATGCAGTCGGCAGAGGCTCAGGCCATGGCCGGGAAAGCTAACCCGCAAATGGTCCAGCGCATGGTGATGCAGGCGCAGCAGCAGATGCAGGACCCCGCTCAAGTCGAGCAGCTTGTGGCCATTCGTCAGAAAGAGCTGATGGACGAGCTGATGCCGATGATCTCTCCGCAGGGCCCCGATCCGATGGCCGACCCGCTGGTAATGATCCGCATGCGGGAACTCGAGCTGAAGAACAAGGCCGAAGACCGCAAGACCGAGATGGAAAAGGCCCAGCTTTTGCTGGACGCCGCCAACCAGAAGCAGCGCGCAACCACCGACGCTGCCCGTTTGGAGCTGCAAGAGCAGATCGCCGACGAGCGCAACGAGGTAAACCGCGAGCGCATCGAGGTCCAACGCCAGTCGTCCATGGCAAAACAGAGGGCTTTCTGATGCCGTTGAAGTCTGGAAAGTCGCAGAAGACCGTGTCTTCGAACATCAGCATGCTGGTCAAGGAGGGCCGCCCGCAGAAGCAGGCGGTCGCCATCGCCTTGTCCAAGGCGGGCAAAAAACGCTACGCCGTGGGCGGAATGGTCAACAGCCGCTTCAGTGACGCCGCTCGTCCGCAGAGGTTTCTGGGCGTTTTCTGAGGTGACAGGACGTCACTTTCATGCGATGAACAAGAAACTTATGCGGAGGTTCTTGCATGGATGTTGTTAGCTTGTCGAAAGCGCTGTATAAGGTTTTAAGGGAGCGCGAGCAGGACATCGCCGAGATGGTTGCTACGGGTTCTCCCGCGAACTGGGAGCAGTACCAGAGTATGGTTGGCGAGATACGGGGCCTCGCCTTTGCCAGAGAAGAACTTCGAGCCCTGCTGGAGAGAACAACAGAAGATGCCCTCGAAGCTTTATCTTCCTGACCACCTTGTGGAACGCATCAACAAGACCAAGGCGGCCAGCGAGCCCGTGTCTGCTCAGGCCGCCTACGTCAAAGCAGAGGACCGCGTCCTCGACCCCGAACTCCTCGACAAGCCCTTGGTAGACCGCCTGCCCCAACCGACAGGCTGGCGGATTCTTGTCATGCCCTATCAGGGTAAGGCAAAGACCGACGGCGGCTTGATCATCCCTGATCAGGTCCGTGACCGTGAAGCGCTGGCCACTGTCGTGGCCTACGTCATGCGCCTTGGGCCGCTGGCCTACAAGGACCCGAACAAGTTCGGGGACAACGCAGAGCCGTGGTGCCAAGAAGGACAGTGGGTCTGCATCGGCCGCTATGCTGGCTCGAGATTCAAGATTGACGGAGGCGAGGTCCGCATCATCAATGACGATGAGGTCATCGCTACGATCCTTGAACCCGACGACGTACAACACGTGTGAGGAACAACATGAGCGTAGAGAAAAACGACGACGATGACGTCGGCAACGAGATCATCATTGAGACCGAAGAGTCCGGAGAAAGCCAGACCAGCCCGCAACAGGCTTCTGGTGACGATGACGACGAACTTTCGTCGTACAGCACCAAGGTCCAAGCTCGGATCGGCCGGATCACCGAGAAGTACCGCAAGGAGCAGAGGGACCGCGAGGAAGCGACCCGGATTGCCCAGAAGCTTCTGGAAGAGAACAACCAGCTCAAGAGCCGCGTTCAGGCCCTCGACACGGGGTATCTGACGGAGTACGGCGCACGGCTCGAGCACCAAGAATACCTTGTGAAAGGTGCATACCGGGTTGCCTACGAGTCTGGGGATGCCGACGCAATGATGTCGGCCCAAGAGGACCTTGCCAAGATCGTCTTGGAAAAGCAGCGCTATGCCACAGCGAAGCAGCGTTCCGAGGCAGCTCCTGCCCGCGCGCAGCAGGCCGAGCGTGAAGCCCCGGCTCCGCAGCAACAGGCAGCCCCTCAGGTCAAGCCCGACCCCAAGGCTCAGGGCTGGGCCGAAAAGAACAAGTGGTTTGGCGAAGACCGCATCATGACAACTGCGGCAATCGCCATTCACCAGACGCTCGTTGAGGACGAAGGCTTTGACCCGAGTTCAAATGAGTACTATACTGAGATCGACCGCAGACTTCGGACGGAATTTCCGCACAAGTTCGCGGCTCGCAAACCGGGTGGAGGAAGTCAGGTCGCCCCTGCTGGCAACTCCGCATCCCGCAGCACGACACAGGAGCGCCGAACAGTGCGGTTGTCCCCGTCTCAGGTCGCCATCGCTAAGCGGCTGAATGTTCCGTTGGAAGAATACGCCAAATATGTGAAGGACTGAGAAGATGGATCGCAATACCCGCACCAATACTACCCGCGAGGCAGATACTCGCCGCAAGCCTTGGGCTCCTCCAAGTGTTCTTGACGCTCCTCCCGCCCCTGAAGGCTTCAAGCACCGCTGGGTGCGCTCGGCCATCCGGGGAGAGGAAGACAAGGGCAACGTGTTCAACCGACTGCGTCAAGGCTACGAGCCTGTCCGGGCGGATGAGCATCCGGGGTACCAAGCTCCTACCATTGAAGACGGCAAGCATGCCGGGGTCATTGGTAACGGCGGTCTGATTCTGACTCGTGTACCTGTCGAAACAGCCCAAGAAAGAACCGCGTACTACGGGGGCCGGACCCGCGAACAAATGGACGCTGTTGATCAGGACTTGATGAAAGAGCAACATCCCTCGATGCCGATTAACCAATCTCGGCAAAGCAGGGTATCTTTTGGCGGACGGAAATCGTCCGACTGATAAGGAGCAACGTCTATGCCTAACTCGTCTGGTGCGTTCGGGCTTCGCCCGATCAACCTCGCAGGGGGCGCTCCCAACAGCCAAGGTACCAACGCGTACTTTATCGCTTCGGGCGCTTCTGCGATCTACAACGGTTCTCCGGTTATTGCGGTCAATGGTGGCGATATCGCTATCACTGGCTCGGCTTCCGGCGACACCTATAAGCACATCGGCGCATTCGCTGGCTGCGAGTACGTCTCGTCCGTGACTGGAAAGAAAACTTGGTCGAACTACTGGCCCGGTTCCGGCGCGAACACCAACTTTGACATCGTTGGGTATGTCTATGACAACCCCACCCAGCGCTTTGTCATCGCAACCGACGCGACGTTCACCAACCGGGCCACGGCTCGTGCGGCGATCTTCGAGAACACCCAGTTTGACTCGGGCACTTCGGGCTCGGCAACCACGGGTCAATCGTCGGCTGCCATGGATGTGGCTACGCTCGATGCTTCGAACGCGTCGCTTCCGCTCAAAATTCTCGGCATCTACGATGATCCGACCAGCCAAGACTTCGCGGCTGCAGGCATCCAGATGATCGTGATGTTCAACAACCATGCACTCCTTCAGGCTGATTCTGAAGGTACGGTGGCATAAGGAGACTGACCCATGGCAATTTCGCGCGCACAACTTGCGAAAGAGCTTGAGCCCGGTCTCAATGCTCTCTTCGGCATGGAGTATGCTCGGTATGAAAACCAGCATGCTGAAATCTTCACCACCGAGTCCTCGGATCGTGCATTCGAGGAAGAGGTCATGCTGTCCGGGTTCGGATCAGCACCGACCAAATCGGAAGGCTCGGGCATCTCGTATGACGATGCACAGGAAGCCTACACCGCTCGGTACAACCATGAGACCATCGCGCTGGCCTTCTCGATCACCGAGGAAGCCATCGAGGACAACCTGTACGACCGCCTCGGCAGCCGTTACACCCGTGCCCTTGCCCGCTCGATGGCTCACACCAAGCAGGTGAAAGCTGCTGCCATTCTGAACAACGCCTTCACGGCGGGTGCTTCGGCTGGTGGCGACGGCGTGGCTCTCTGCGCCACCAACCACCCGCTGGTGAATGGCTCGACCTTCGCCAACAAGCCCACCACCGATGCCGACCTGAACGAAACCTCGCTCGAGGACGCTCTGATCAACATCGCTGGGTTCGTGGACGAACGCGGTCTGAAAGTGGCTCTTCGCGGCCTGAAGCTGATGATTCCTCGTCAGTTGCAGTTCGTCGCTGAGCGTCTGATGGTTTCGAACCTCCGCGTCGGCACCGCCGACAACGACGTGAACGCCATCCGTTCGATGGGCCTGCTGCCGGAAGGCTACGCCGTCAACGACTTCCTGACCGACCCGGATGCGTACTTCATCAAGACGGACGCACCGCGCGGCTTCATCCACTTCGAGCGCAC